GGTCCAGGTCGTGCCGTTGGAGGTGTACCATGGCTCGTTCGCACCGCCAGCCGCCGTGGGCCGGGACCCTACGACGTTGGTGCCATTGGCGCGTAGCGCCGTCGGGTAGGTGGCCATCGCCGTGCGGGTCCAGGTGGCCCCGTCGTCGTTGCTCACATTCAGCCCGCCGGGTCCGGTCGCGACATAGCCCGTGGCGCCGAAGGCCTCGACCTCCTGAAAGTCGTTGCCGGTGGAGGCGCCGCTGATCATTGCCAGCTCGCTGACCAGCGTGAAGTTCAGCCCGTCGGTCGAGCGCAGTATGAGCTCCTTCATGTTACCGTCGCCCACGTTACGCCGACCCATCGCGGTGATGACAAAACTTGTCGCGCTGCGAGCCGCCACGCCGTAGGGGCGGAAGAACTGCCAGCCGCCGGTGACGGAGGCCGGGTAGTCGTAGAAGCCCGTTCCGGGGCAGATGGTCCAGGCCAGCAGGTCCGTCGAGCGCATCAGCATGACGCTGTCCGCCTGGAACTGTGCGCCCTTGCCGCTGTGGAAGGCGTACCAGTAGGAGCTGACTTTAAAGAGCTCCATCCACATGCCGGTGTACCAGGTCCAACCACTGCCGACGCTCGGGAGGGTCAGCGTGCCGAGGCTGCTCCAGGTCAGGCCGTCGGTCGAGGACTGAGCCGTCTTATCGTCCATGATCCGCACGAAGCGGGAGTTAGAGGAGTCCCAAGCCAGGCAGAGCGGCTTCGCGCCGGTGATGTTGGACGTTGTCCACGGTCTTGGCGGGTAGGAGCGGGCGAAGTCGGCCACCTGCGAGTTGTACCATGGGGAGGGTGAAGTGACTGCGGCATAATACTTCGGGAAGGAGGCGTAGCAGCTGGAACCTTTGGCCATGCCAGGCTTTTGACGGCTAAACATGTTGGCTCCGTCCATCGTACCCATATATTCGAACGTTGCGCCACCGTCAGTAGACCCGTAGAAGCGGGTAACAGGGGTCTGGCTCGCCGTCGGGCCGGTGTAGGCCTGACTCGCCGCCAGGAAGCGGGCACCGTCATAAAGGTAGTTTTCCATCGCGACCGAGGAGCCGAAGCCGGGGCCGATTGGTTGCCCACTCTCATCGACGCGCACAAATTCGTCGTATTGGCGGAGCAGACTCTCCACGCCGGAGCGCACGGAATAGACTTCGGCCCGCACATTCGCGACGTCGCCGAGGTCCGAGGTGTTGAAAGTTGCCGAGGTGCCGGTCAGCCCACTAAGTGTCTTGAGCACTATGCTCGTACTAGAGTTCAACACTCTGGCAACATACGTGACCCCCGTCTCCGGTCCGATATTGGTCGCATTCTGGTCCACAAGTGTCTGTGCCGTCTGCTGGATACGGTCGCGATGCGCCCAAGTAAGGAATACGTCGTCATAGCCGCTGACCTGCGCCGGGTAGGGGTTACCGTTCACGCGGAATAGCCCCGGCGGATACGGGCGCCACTGGCGGCCAGCTGTGGCGTTAACCACCAAGGTGTCGGTCGCACCGGAGCCCAACGCAAGGGTGCCCTGCCCTGTGGTGGTCAGCATACGGGTGCTGATCGACTCGCCGAGGGCGTACTCGTTCGGCAACTCGACGACAGAGGGGGCACCGCTACTACCCAGGAAGATGACCCGCGTATTGGATGCGATGGGCACAGGTACCGTGTCCAGCATGCCCCGCTTGACGGTCAGCAGGGTATCAGTGACGGACACGACCTGGACCATCTCGCGGGTGCTGATTGCTCCTATGCCTATGGCGGCGATATCGCCGACCTGGACCAGGTCGAGGTCAAGCCCGCCGGTGATGGAGAGCACCGTGTCAGCCTGGCCGTAGGCGACCGTGATGACCGCCGTCGGACAGAAGTTCGCGACGGCTTGTTGCTGGTAGCCTGCGCCGTCATCGACATAGACCTGTGCGCTGTAGGCGGAACCTCCGGGGTTGGTGCCTCCGACCATCACGTAAGACGCTGTCTGTGGAAGGGCCTGCGCGTCCGAGTCGCCGAGCGTGCGTGCTATCAGGTAGTAGGGCACCTCAGTCAGCAGGCGGAAGGGAACCGGCGTCGGGGCGCCGATGGGATTAGTCCACTCGCTCGGGGGTGGAGGTGAGTAAATTGCGCTCGACAGGGCGAATACATCCTCTACGACGGTCAGCTTGATGAGGTTGTTAGTCAGCTCGCCGAGCTCGATGTTGGTCACCCGGAAGACCACTTGCGAGATGCCATACTCGGCCCATGCGAAGCGGAACACGTCGCCGATGTTGAGGCCCGCAGCCCTGCGGGTGGCGTACAGGGTGGCGGAGGCGAGCGGTGTGGATAGCGCCTTCAAGTCACGGGCCGCGACCTTGGTTGCAATGGTGCCATTGGTAAAGCCTGGGTATTGGGAGGTTGTGCCGACGGTCGCACCCTGACTTGCTGCCAGCGCGATGTCCTGCACAGTCACAGAGTTGTTCTTGCCAGTCGACTTGTCCCAGTAGACGACACTTACCTGATTGGTGAGCTCGGCCACGGTGGAGCGTTTGAAGTCTGTCACCCGCTCCACAACCGACTCATCGAGCAGGGGGAGGGACGGGATGTCGTAACCGCCGCGCGCCAGCTTGAGTACAAACTTGCCAGTGGCCCGGTCGGTGTACAGGGACCCGTCGATGTGCCGCAGTATGACCGCCAGGAAGTCTGAGAGCTGCTGCTGCTTGTCCCACAGGATGGATATCCCCATGCCCTCAGAGTAGAGAGTGTCGGCGGCGGCCGTGAAGGACGTGTCATCAATATCCGCCTCGGGGTAGCCCATGCCCCAATCAGGGTCAGTGAGGACCTCGCGGATGATGTGGGCGGGATTCATGTCGCCGCCGACGTCCGCCTTGGCGGAGTACCACTGAGCTATGCCATCCTGGCGGACCTGGATGCGGGTTGCGCGGATCGCCCACCGCTTCAGGTAGGGGTTGTTACCTAGGTAGCATTGCCGGAACACGAGGCCGAGCACCCGGCGGAAGGCCGGGATGGATGGCCCGAGCTGGCTCTGCAGGTAGGCGTTGCGCCCCTGAGCTGCCGTACCCATCTCAATATCAAGCGTGCCGGACACGCCGCCCTCGCGATCGTCTCCGCCGAACAGCTGCGGGGCGTCCACGCTGACCGCACCCCCCGTACTGGTGCCACTCCACGCGACCTTGCCATCCACGCTGAATCGGGTGACCTTGTCCACAGGTCCGTGGCACATGATGGCGTGCATGCCGAGGTAATACTTGTAACCTATGGTCTGAGCCTTGCTACTCCCGCCCATTGCGAGCCTCCTCGATTGCTGCGAGGGCCATGCCGTCCCCGGTGGCCCTCAGTTCGTCCTCTCCGATGCCGTCACGGAGGAAGGCGTGGTAGTCCATGTTCCACCGCGCGAAGAAGGCTCGAACGCCGCCGGAGCAGTAGCCCAGGCGGCGTAGGTCCTGCATCCGCACGATAACCTTGTCTTCAATCTCTGTCGTCACTTCTTGCCTCCCTTCTTCTTGATCGGCACGGCCCGAAAGTGCCCATACCACACAATGTTGGGGCCTTCTAGATCTCGCTCCCCGAATAGGACCGGAATCTCACGCCCGACGTCGGCGGTCGGCGCCGTCACATCGCCCAGACCCGCTGGCTTGGCATTCTCGGGTTTCGGCATCATCGAGTAGCTGCCGACGAGGGCAACAACGAATACTACTAAGTACCACCACATAGGGAATCTCCTAGACGATAGAGCCGCCATCGAACGGGTTTCTGGATGGTATCCAAGGGAAGCCCCCGAAGTTGTCCAGGTTATTAAACTTGGCCTCGCAGGTCGTCCGCAAGTGGTCGCAGCCCGGGTAGAGCTTGACCGTCTGCCCAGCGACCAGGCCCGCGAGCGGCCGGGAAAGGGTGACGACGCCAGACACATGGCCGACTATAAAGCGGGACGAGTTATCGGGGGCAACGAGGATGCCACCAGTGAACTGCCCGTCCGCATAGATGCCTGCAACGCCGGCGACCTCGACGTTGAGCCCACCTGTCAGGGTTAGCACAAGCCCTTCATGCTTGTATAGCTCCTTGTCAACACCGCACCCGCGGCCGTACAGTACGTGCCTGCAGCCGTACTCGAATTTCGCCCGCAGGCCGGGGCGGCGGATTGACGTGTAGATTGGCTCGCACTCTAGATCAATCTGCGAGGCCGTCGCCTTGGCAGACAGCACACGGCCCTTCCAGTAGACGACGTACTCGCCGTCTGGGTCCCCCCAGTGTCCTCGCATGATGGTAACTGTGGTTATCTCCTCAGGCGCGAAGCCGAGGAACTGCGAGGCGAACTCGTCGTCACGGGGGAAAGTCAGCGTCATCCCGTTCTTAAAGAGGTCGGTCGACTGCTTGACGCGGTCGCGATTGATGGGGCTCGGCTTGTAAGTCTGCCCCATGCGCACAATCTGGTCGGGGCCGCTGATGTAGTTCCAGCGCGAGAGGCCTTGGGTAAATTCATAGAGCTCGACAGGGGCTCCCAGCTGTACCGAGTTTTCATAAGTGACATAGGACATGGTCAGTCTCCTTCAGGAACCTCGACTACGGGTACTGAGCAACTGGCCCGCCCCGCGTAGTCGTGGTTGATGTCTGCGTTGTCTGTGTCCAGCCGGACGTGTTTCATGAAGCATATCAGATCAATGTCGGCCACGTTGAATGAGACGCCGAACGAGCCCGACAAGGCCAGCTCCTCGTTACCGCTTGGGTCCGTGGTGGCAGACAGGATGCGGTTAAAGAGGATCGTCCCGCTATTGAGAACGACCATGATGTCGGTGGTGCCGTAGTAGAGCGGGTAGCCGATTGGCCGGACCACGATGCTGGTCGCGGAGCTGACTACGTTCTCCAACAGTACCAGGTCGCGGTTCCAGCCAGGCAGCCAGAAGGTGCGCTGCTTACCGCGGCGGGCGTGGAGCCACTTCCGCAGGCGCCATACCTCGGCGCGGCTCTGTGGATCCATGCTGAGCACCTCGGTGCGGTCCGGGTAAGCGCGTCCTTGGTCGATGGTGACCGGGCCGGACCCGTTATCAAAGACGTCGACCGCGCGGACGATCTTCTCAGCCATGTCCGAGAGGACGACGGAACGATCCATCATCACGTCCTTGCCGCGGTACTGTGGGAAGCCGATACTCGCGCCGAGGTCCACATTGTTGCTTACCAGGAATGCCAGTCTGGCGCGGGTGATAGTGTGGGCTGTGCGGCTGAACTCGGTGCCCTGTAGCGTCCGGGCAAACCGGAGGGGCATCACGAAGGCGTTCGAGTAGGACCGATCAAGCGGTAACTTGAGTGTCACGCCGCCGGCCGTCAGCGCGGTAGTCTCGGCCGCCACGAACTTCTCGTCACTTTCCCACACTAGCACGATGTCTGTGGCGCGATAGTCCGCGTTGGTGGTGTCGAACGCGATGGACGTGATGCCCGCCGCCAGGTTGCCGACGCGGGTTGACTCGGACCAGATGGGGGCACCGTAGACACGGTGTGCCCACTGGGTGCTGATGGCCTTGGCTCGTGAGTACTGCTGCTGGTCGAGCTGGAAGTCGTACTGCAATATCTGGCGCGGGGCCACACGCAAGGCTAGGCGCTGCTCGGCAGAGTAAGTCTGTATGATATCTGTTAGCCACTCAAGCTGCTCGCGGAACTTGGTCTGCGGCACGAAGGGCCAGACGACGACGCGGCGGCCCGTGATGCGCAGAGCCGGCGTTTCGCCCGGGAAGTGGAACTCGTACGCCCCATCGATGACCGGTGCGCCGTTCGTCGAGATGGTCAGGACGTAAATGCGTGACTCTAGCGCCTTGAAGGTCGTCGGCGCGGGGGCGGGCTCGGCCAGGTCGATGCCGTCGAGGCCCACGTCTGTGAT